CGGCGGCAGCATTCCGCGCCGGTATCCGGGGTGCGTGTAGGCGCAGAAGGATTCCGCGAAGCATTCCTTGCTGCTCGTCGCGGCGTACTTGGAGATGTGCTTCGCAATCGCGTTCTTGGGGGCAGAGGGGTTCAAGTCCACGTCGTTGAACTTCTGCATCCACAGCGTCAGTTCTTTATTGCTCAGCAGGTGGTCCTGGACGTAGTGCCCGAACTCGTGCCGGACCGTCCCCTCGAACGTGTCGTCCACGACCCACCTGCCGACGCGCGGGCTGTCGTATTGCCGATGGTCGAGGTACGCCGCCGCGACGGTGATGTGGTTGTTCCACGGGTCGTATAGGCCCACGGCATCGGAATGTTGCCTGCCGTCCTTGCCCCTGTAGACGAGCGTTCCGGCATCGGACACCTCCAACTTCCGCAGCGGGGATCGCTCGCACCGCAGCTTGAAGTCGTTCCCGAATTGGGAGCGAGTCGCGGTCAAGGCCCCGTCCACCCGGTCGGCCATCTCGAAATAGGTCTTGTTGACGAAGTCCGCAGGCCTCTCATCCGGGTCGACCTCGTGGTCGAGGTGCATGAAGCGAAGGCTGCTGCCCTGGTGTTCCTTGAACTGCTGCTTCAGGCCCTTCGCGGTCTTCGCTCCCGGAGGATTTGCAGGAGGCGCTCCGGGCTTCTCGGCGGGCGGCTTGTCCTGGCCCGGCCCCTTGGCGAACCACTCCGGGTGATCCTTCCGAGCCTTGTCGATCTGGGCCTTCAAGTCCGCGACGTGCTCTTCGTGAGATTTGCGCTCGTCATCGGAAATACCAGGCTTGCGCGCGGCCGTGTATGCGCGCTGCCGTTCCCGGTAGAGCTTCTTCAGTTCTTCCGGGGCGTCCTTGGGCGGCAGCGGAAGCGCTTCGACGTGGCCGGCAGCGGCACCCACGTCGGAAAGTGTGTTCAGTTCGACGCTCTTCGGCAGTCGCCCCGTTTTCTGAAACGCCGCAAACCCTTTCGGCGTCAGCAGCGCGATTGCGTCGTACCCCGCCCGCCGCGCTTCGGTTGCCAGCTCGTGGTCGAGGTCCGTTCTCGCCTTGTAGAATTCCTTGTCGCCCGGATCTGGCAAGTCTGCCGATGCATGGCGGCCCAAGAGCGTCTTTTCAATGTGCAGTTCGTCGCCGACGAGCGGGCGATTCACTTCAACGCGTTCGGGTTTGGCGTCGCCGCGAATGCCGTAGAACTCGGCTTCTTCAAAGCTGGACGAGTAGAACTTGCCCCGTTTCGCATAGGCCGATTTATCTTCAGGCGGAACGTGCCACCACTCGCGCTTTCCAATCGCCGCCGCAGCCTTTGACTCCAGCGTGTCGTCGGCCGCGCGGGACGCTTCGCCGCCAGCCTTGTCATCACCGGCAGCGGATTCCTTCATGGCCTTCGCGCTGGCGCCGTGGGCCTCTTTCGATTTCTCCGTCGCGCCCTTGCCGCCTTCACCGAACTGCCCGCCTCCGGCTTGACCTGCGGGTACGCGCGGGTGTTTCGACTCGTCCCAGCCCGCCGCCAGCGCCACATTCGCCTGCTCGAGCTTCTCGATCCGGTCGAGCAACTCGCCCACGTTGGCGGCCAGCGACAGGCCCTTCTTCTGCCGGTCATCCTGCGCGCCCGGCCTCGGCTCGCTCGGACTGACCGCCGGGTCCGGCTGCGCGTCAGGGAAGTTCACCGGCGGGTCTTGTTCCGCGCCCATGCGGTATTCGTCGGAGAGCTGCGTGACGACCTCGCGCACGTCGAGGTTCTCCTCGTTGAGGATGTCGCGGCGCGTGGTCAGCTTGTAGTCGAGCGCGATCTTGTCGGCGGCGCGGTCGTTGGCGGGGTTGATGCTGCCCTTCTTCGGCCCGCGCCATTCCGCTTCCAGGTACGCCGCGCGCCATTCCGGGTTGTCGAAGCCGGGCGCTTCGAGGCGGCCTTCGAGGATCGCCAGCGTGATCACCTTGTCCCGGATCGGACGGCAGAAGTCGTCCACGAGGCGCAGCTGCGCGGGGTCGGTTTCGGCCCACGTCTCGAGGCGGCCCTGGAGCTGTCCGCTGTACGTCATGCCGGTGAAGTCGCGGGCGACGGTCGGGTAATCCAGGCCCGCGCCGGCGGCGATCTTCGTGATCTGCGTCCGGGTGAAGGGCTGGTACTGGCTGCCCGGCGTGGTCGGCTCGTGGAACTTCATCGTGCGGCCTGGGGCGAGCGGGACGATCATGCCCGGCTGGAGGCTGATGTCCTTCTCCCGCATGTAGGGACCGCCGGGACTGTTCGCACCCGCGCCGCCGAAGAGGTCCTGCCCCGGACCCGGCGGCAGCGCGTCATGGTCGGACTCGATGCTCGCGCCGGCGATGCACTCGATCTTCGCGCGGAGGACCGAATACAGCTCGTAGAGCTTGTTATGGTGTAACGGCTGAAGAACGGGCGAGAGACGACCCATGCCCTGCGACTGCCGCACGCGCTCCGGCCTCATGGAACAGAGGACGCGGTCCCAGGGGACGCGCGTGTACGCCATGCGGCCCTGGATGTATTCGAGCGGATGCCCCTTCGTGAAGACCCAGAGCGCTGCCGGCGCGCCGAAGTCGTCGATCTCGACGCCGTTGCGAATCCAGAAGCCGGTGTCGGGGTTCTTGACGAGCCAGGCGACGAGCTGCTCAAACTCGACGATCTGGATATGGGTGCCGATGTCATTGACGCGCGGGGTGTAGTTGAAGATGGCGAACGAGACGCCGGTGGTGACCTCTTCGCGGACGGTCAGGCTTTCGAGGCCGGTGAAGTTCCAGTGGCGCTCGGTGTGGCAGAGGTTCTTGTCGCGCGCCCACTGATACCAGACGCGGTCGGCGGCGTGGTTGAATTCAAGAAGCTGAACGCCGGTGCGCGGATGCCGGGCGTTCGCCCTGGGCGTGATCCCGATCCCGACGGTGTGCCGGACGTGGGCGTCCACGATGCTGCCGGCGGTCCCGTCGTTTCGGATGGCATCGCGCGAGCGGGCGATGGCCGTCGGCTGGTCGGCGATGACGGCCTGGTCGCTCGACAGAAGGCGGGTGTTCCAGTCGGCGGTGACGCGCGAGTACTCGGCCGAGTCGTGGGCGGCCATCGCGAGCATCTCGGCGATGGCCTCGGCCTTCTGCTCTGAGAAGCTCAGACGGAGGCGGTTGGCGGCGCGGGCGGCGGCCCAGCCCGGGGCGACGGAGGCGATCAGGTTTTCCAGTCGCCTGCTCATATCCCTGGCCCCATGTAGTTGTGTTCCGGGTCGAACGCCGTGACGCCAGCGCCGGGGACTTCCTTGAAGCGGACGCCGACGGGCTGATACGCGCCCTGGGCTGCGGCGATCTGCTGCATCAGGTCTTTCTCGCGCCGCTGGAGCGCTGGCAGATCGAGAACCGTTGCCTGGCGCCCCGACCGACCCACGGACGAGACGCCATTGGCGACGATGTTGCGGATGGTCGCCTTGACGCCGGCGAGGTCGGACTGAAGCTCTGTGAGGTCCGCCATCTCGGTTCCTCTCGGCCTGCCGTCGAGCGAACCGGGAAACAAAAAAACCGGCCCGATGAGAGGGGTGAGCCTCTCACCAGGCCGGTTTTCAGTTTCGCCGGTTCCTACCGCTCAGGTCATGACTCTGGGCGGCGCTCGCCGGTCAGGTTGTCTGTCCGCGTCACTTTCCAAAAGGAGTTCGTTCAGACTACGCACGCATCATATCGTTCACGGAATGAACGCGGCAAGATGCACTTTTCCAGACGCTGGAAAAACACTCGGATTCCCCAATGTCCATGCGGCCAAATCGCTCCGCAATTTTCACACAATCAGCCTTCCGTTTTTCCCGCAACGGCGACACTTCACGTATCGAACGTCGCCTACCGTCCTCACGACCAGCGGAAACGGCGTGCCGCATTTTCGCCCTCTGCCGGGGCAGCGGTGCGTCGCCAGCGCGGCGCGCAGCCGCGCGGCGCGCTCAGCCTTGTCGAGTTTCCGCCAGATTCTGCGGCTTTTCGCGGGCGCGGAATCTTGCATCATTTCCCTTGCTTTCGGGGCGAATTGATGCCCTCATGTCGCATGTAAGGCGCTGGTATGCAGCAGGTTACAGAAAGGAGGCGGCGATGGCGACGCGAAGCGACCTGCACATGAATGGCGAGTACCAGAGAAAGCCGTGGGGCTACTTGGGGATGACGGTCCACATCTACCGGCCCATCGTAACGGGGCCGGCGCACGTGACGCGCCTGTACGCCATGCGCTCGCTGAAGGGCGTGATCGCCACGGCCAGGACGATGGACGCCCTGTCCGACTTGGCGCGGCGCGAGCAGTGGGTTGCGAGGTATCGGCACGTGGACGCGGACGGCCACGAGGTTTGGGTTACGGTCCCGGAATAGGAGGCAAAGAACATGCGACGCTTGAGAGCAAAGGAAATCATGACGCCGAAGCACCCGCGCTGGGCGGAGTTCTGTGACCGGCTGGCCGGGCCGGAAGGCTGCGACTTCAAGAAGGGTTCCACGCCGGAGGCCACGACATGGAAGTGCGCTGGCGGAACCGCCAGACCCTGCGCCGTGAAGATTCTGAAGGCGATGAACATGGACGTGGCGGCATCGCTCGCCTACTTCGACGAGAACGGCGGGCATTGCGATTGCGAGATTCTCTTCAACGTCGGTGCATGAGATGACGACCGCCCTTCCGCCCACCCGCGCGGTGGGCGGGGATGGCGGCCGGCAATGGGCTGGCCGAGACGACGTAGGTTCGGGAATGGAGGACGTGCTATGAGGCTGGAGAACGTGAAGGCGGGCGAGACGTACATGCTGAAGGTCGGCAAGAACCCGGTCCAGGTGACGGTCACTGGCGTGAACGAGAAGGGCAAGATCACGGTCACGACCGCAGGCGGCAAGACGCTCACCGTGGCCGACGCGGGCCGCCTGGCCGTCCACCACACGAACGCGCCCCAGGCCGCCAAGGGCGCGAAGACGAAGGCCGCCGCGCCCAAAGCTACCAAGGCCGCGTCCGGGCGCGACGTGGGCCAAAAGGGCGCGCCCCGGGGCCAAGAGAAACGCCTGGGTCTGGTGGACGCCGCGATCCAGGTCATGAAGGCCGCCGGCAAGCCGATGAATTGCCAGGAGGTCGTCAAGGCCATCCTCGAACAGAATCTCTGGGAGACCGCCGGAAAGACGCCGGCGGCGACCCTGTACTCGAGCATCCTGCGCGAGATTCAGAAGAAGGGGAGCGAGGCCCGGTTCAAGAAGGTCGACCGGGGGCAGTTCGCGCTGGCCGGCTGACGCATTCATCGCTTCACCTTTCGGGAGGCCCGGACGCACTTCCGGGCCTCCTTCGCTTTAACGCCGTTCGTTGATGGCGTAAGCTTCTTCCAATCGCAGCCCGCGCCGTGGACGAACTCAGCCCACCGCTGCCGGATCACGTCGCAGTACTGCGTGTCCAACTCCATCAAGAACGCATGCCGGCTCGTCTGCTCGCAGGCGATCAGCGTTGAACCCGACCCGCCGAAGAGGTCAAGGACGTTCTCGCCGGGCTGAGACGAATACTGAATCGCTCGCGTGGCCAGTTCCACGGGCTTCTCGGTCAGATGGATCATGGACTGCGGGTTGACTTTCTTGATCGGCCACACGTCCAGGGCGTTGTTCGGCCCGTAGAATTTGTGGCCGGCGCCGAGGCGCCATCCGTAGAAACACCACTCGTGGTTGCCCATGAAGTCCTTGCGGGTGAGAACGGGGTGCTCCTTCACCCAGATGATCGCCTGGCTGAAATACAGCTCGCAGACCTTCAGGACCGGCGGGTAGTTTCCGCAGTTGGCGTAGCCGCCCCAGATGTAGAATGCGCGCCCCGGCTGAAGGACGCGGGCGATGTTGCCGAACCACGCCTGGAGCATCTTCTCGAAGGCGTCGTCCGAGACGAAGTCGTTTTCGAGGGGGCGGTCTTTGGCGCGCATCTTCTTGCTGGTGCCGTGGGCCTTGCTCTTGCCGCGCGCCAGGTCGAATCCCTGGTGGTGAGTCAGCCCCTTGCCAGCGCCAGGGGCGTGCTGCTTGTTGCCATAGCCCGCAAACGACGACAAACCTGCGGCGATGGCATTGTTGCTCCTCGGCTCGACCTTCACGTTGTAAGGCGGGTCAGTGTTCACGAGATGAACAGGAGCGCCGGCCAAGAGCGCGTCCAGGTCCGCCACGGAGCCGGAGTCCCCGCACATCAGCCGGTGGTTGCCGAGCTGGTAGATGTCGCCCCTGGCGCTCGTGGCCTTGTCCGGCGGCGACGGCACGTTGTCCGGGTCGGTCTGCCCTGGCTGAAGGTTCAGTTCATCGGCGCTGAATCCGAGCATCGTCATGTCCACGCCGGCCTCTTTGAGTTCCGCCAGTTCGATCGGCAGCAACTCCATGTTCCACTCGGCCAGCTCCGCGAGCTTGTTATCCGCGATGCGGTAAGCCTTGACCTGCGTGGGCGTCAGGTCCGTGGCGACGTGGACGGGGACCTTCTCGAGGCCAAGCTTCTGCGCGGCCTTCAGGCGCGTGTGGCCGGCGATCACGACGCCGGCGGCGTCCACGACGATGGGCTGTCGCCAGCCGAACTCCTTGATGCTGCGCGCCACGGCATCCACGGCCGCATCGTTGATGCGCGGGTTCCGCTCGTAGGGCTTGACCTCGGCCGTCTTTCGCATCTCGATCTTCATCAGCCTCTCCCTTAAAGTTTGAATGGCGTCGGCGTCCAACCATCAGGCTCGCGTCGCCCCGTCTCTGACTCTTCCTCCAACTTCCGCGCCGCCTCTCGATCCCGCGCCTGCTGCGCCTCCAATGCGGCGGCGTTCTTCAACTCCTCCCGTCTCGCGTCGATCACCGCCCGTGCCGGCAGTGTGTGGACCTGCATCATGTACGCGGCGGCGACCTGGTAGACCTCGCAGTCGAAGAAGTCGATCACCGCGCCTTCGGACACCGGGCGCCAGACCTCCTCGAGGTGGTTGCCGACGCGCTCGACCACCTTCACGCAGTTCGATAGTTCCTGGTTGTATTCGGAATCGTTGCGCGTATTCAGGTGCCAGACCTCTTCGGCCTCGTTCTTCCGACCGCGCGAAACGAGGTCGGCCAGCTCGTCGGCGTAGTGGTGGACGTCCAGCATCCAGAGCGTCAGGTCGGTGCGCCGGTGTTGCTTCGCGTTGCCCTGATCCGTCCGCTGGACGGCCTTCGCCGGCCAAATGTGGATGGCGCCCTGGGCCCCGTGCGCGCGCCTGGCTCCCTTGATCGCACGGACGTTCCAGCGCACACGTTCGTGGACCCACTTGTAGACCTCCGTCGTGCGGGAGATTTCCTCGCTCTCGAGCTGCGTGCCGCCGGTGTCGATCAGGAGCAGGTGCAGGCGAATCGGCGGGTATGCGCCGTCCTCGTACTGCCAGAGGCGGCCGAGTAGCATCCTGTCCAGGTCATTGAAGGTTTCCAGGCGGCCGTGCCAGATGCGGGCGGACTCCATCCCGCCGCCGTCGGCCGTGGGTCCCCAGGCGCGCACGACGGCCTTGAAGAACCGGTGCTGCGTGTCCACCGTCGCCGAGAGCGCCACGGCCCATTTCGGGATGGTGCCTTCCGGCAGCTTCGCGCGAGACGCCTTGAGCGTGAAGGCATCGGCGTGAAGTTTCGTCGTCTGCTCGTCAAACGGTTCGCCGAGCGTGTCCGTCTTGAAGGCGAACATTTTCTCGCGCGATCCTTGGGCGAGAACGAACTGCGCCGCGACCTCTGCCCAGGACAGCCACAGGCAGTAGAGGCCGGAGATGTGGACGCCAACGCTCGTGCCTGGGGCGAACGCCTCGACTGTCTCGATGGACTCGTGCGCGCGCCCGCCAGCGTCCAGGATGACGCTCTCGCCATAATCGGCCTGGTATCTGCCGGCGCAGCACATCGCCGGCTTGTCGGCCTCGAGGATCCTTCCCTTGCACCCGGCGCACTCGTACCACGCAGCGGCGTTGCGCCGGATGTGGTCGGCCTGGTCATGGCGGTCTGGCTTGTCGCCCTTGTCGAACTTGAGATTCGAGAACAGCAGGCGCTGCCGGAATCCGCAACGCGGGCACGGGACGTAGAAGTAAACCTTGATCGAGCAGTCGTCAAAGAGCTGCCAGATGCGGCCGTACCGGGTGCTCGGCGTGCTGGCGGCAATGAGGAGGCCGCGCTCGCCATAGGTCCGCAGGCGCGCCTGCACCAGTGAGACCGGCTCGCCCTGGCCGTGCGTCCACGGCGAGAACTTGTCGACCTCGTCACAGATTCCAATTCGCATCGGGTCGGATGCCATGCTCGAGGCAGAACCGGACCACATGAGGTGGAGGATAAATCCATTTTGCAGCTTGACCTGCTGCTTCGTCGCGTCAGCGCTCCGTGGCGTCATCAGCTTCTTCAGCGGCGGCGTTCCTCGGAAGAGCGGCAGGATGCGGTTGTCAACGATGGCCCGGCCCTTCTTCTCGTCCGGCATGGCGATGCCGGCAGGATCCGGGACCAAATGAGCGGCCCACCCGACGACATTCCGCAACGCCTCTGACGCGCCGATCTGCGCGGCCTTGATGACGACCAGTTGCGCCAGTCCTGGAATCGCGCACAGGTCCATGATCGTGGTCGAGTAGGGTGACAGGGCGTTCTTGTACCGGTCGGAGAGGTTACTCTGGCCGCGCGGCAACCGGCGGTACTTCTCAGCCCACTGCGACGGCGTAAGGTTCTCGGTCGGCTGAAGCGCCGCCCGCTGGTCCGCCGGCGTTATGATCTGATTGCCTTTCGGGTTCACGGCTTCTTCTCCCCGGTCGGAAGCTCGCCGTCGCCATCCCACCCTTCCGCGTAGGCCCGCAGGACATCGTTGACTCGGTCATCCACCGCCTTCTGCACCACTGGCGCCGGCTGCCCGACGACCTCGCGCACCAGCACCCGCGCCAACGTCACCAGTCCGCTCTTGAACGAATGCAGCCGCCGCATCCACTCTTCGCGCACCTCTTCCCGATCCACCAGCTGTTTCGCGTCCGCCAACCGGTTCTGACGGAGCGTCAGTTTGCGCTCGCGCAGGACCGCCAACTTCTCCTTCTCCACCTCGTCGGTCTCCGCGCTCGGCCTGTAAGGGATTTCCGCGCGCTCGTTCACGAACCACGCCAGAACCTTCAGAACGTTGTAGGTCTTATCCGGGTTGCGCGGGCAGCCCTTCTGCACCCACGCGCCGATGGCTGCGGGCGTCAGGTGCTTGACGCCTGCTTTCAGCAGCGTCGAACACAGGTCCACGCCGGACATCGCCAGCGGGTTCAGCGTCTCGGATGCGCCGGCCTTCGCCATGTCATGTCGTCCATGTTGAAATCAAATACAATAGCCCAATTTCCAAAATCCAAATTCTCGTGAAAAGATGGGTCTGCAACATCGCGGCCCTCCCATTCGCCCGGAAGTACCTATATGGACTTGGATGCCCGCCACCGGCGCTGATAGGCCAACATCTTCTCCCTGTCAGCCGGCACCATGCGCGGTGTCTGCACCGGGTTCGCTTTGATACTGGCGTTCGTCCGCGCGAACTCCCCGTGTTCCTGGAGCGCTGCGGAATCATAGGCCGCTGCGGCCTCTTCGCGCGTGGCGAAGTAACCGAGCCAATGCTTTACCCCGTTCGACTTCGTATAGGCACGCCACGGCTTTGAGTAATGCTTTCCGCCTCCCTTCTCAAAGGTCACGCCTTTGAAACCGGAGAGTCCGCAGATGCGGTGCTTATTGCGCTTGTTCTGACTGCGCGTGCACACCCGGATGTTGTGTCGCCTGTTGTCAAGACCGTTGCCGTTGACGTGGTCGACGTCGTTCGTTCGATTGTCGCCGCGAGGGAGTTCAAGAATAAAACGGTGCATTGATATCTGCTTGCCCCCTATCTCGCAGTAGGCGTAGCACGTTGAGTAGCCGGGGACCACATGCCATGAATGATTCAAAACCCGTTCCACGTCCGTGAAGTCCACGAGTGCGTAGGCTGCGTCACCCACGGCGTGGCGACCGTGCAACGGCACGGCGGCGCACTTGGGAACTTCGCACACGCACGGCATGCCGGGGTGCGCGCAGGCTGAACCTGAAACAGCCCTCGCGCACGCACATTCCGGTCCGGTGCGCGACGCCTTCAGGCTCGCGCACCCTACGGGGGTGTGGGGGGTGTGCGCGCAAACGTGTTTCTTTGTTTCAAATGCTCCATAACGCGCTGCGCTACAGCATGTTGCGCTTGAAACAAAACCTGAAACAGCCTGTTTCAGTTTCAGGCCCGTTTCCGGGGTTTGTTTCAGGCCCAGTTTCAGGATTTGTTTCAAGTCAGTTTCACCTCCCCTTGAACGTTGACAGGGTCCTCCTACAGGCATAAAGGGGGACAAGATCGCCTGTGCGGGACACGACACGAAGCGATTTGACTCCTAACGGACGTTAGGGGATAATGTGTGCTTCTTTCAGCTTGGAGAGCAGCATGGCAGAGGCGCAGCGCCTGACCGACCGTCAGCGCGAGATCTTCGACTGGATCAAGGCGTTCATCGCTCGCAACGGCCTGCCGCCGACCGTGCGCGAGATCGGCGGTGCGTTCGGCATTAAGAGCTCCAGCGCTTTCGAATTGCTTCAGGCACTGGAGAGGAAAGGCGTTCTGCGGCGCGGGAATCTGGGCGCACGGTCTCTCGTCGTTCGCGGAGGCCGCGGGCTGCGCAGGCGGGACTCGGTCGAGGTGCGGATATTGGGCCGCATCGTCGCCGGCGCGCCGAATCTGGCCGTTGAAGACCCGTCTGAGACGCTCGTTGTCGACGAGCGGCTTGGACGAGGCCGAGACTTATATGCCTTGCGCGTGGACGGTGACAGCATGAAGGACGCCGACATTCTCGACGGCGATGTTGTCATCATTCGTCGGCAGGACACGGCGGACGATGGCGATATCGTCGTGGCACTGATTGATGACGAGTCCACGCTCAAGCGCCTTCGTATTGAGCAGGGTCGTGTCCGGCTCGACCCTGCCAACGACAGGATGAAGCCGATCTATGTAGACGGACAAGAATTCCGTGTTCAGGGCAAAGTAGTAGCAGTCCACCGGGCGCTATGAGAGGGGAAAGGAAGCCAATGGACGAGATCACATTGCTGGAGCCGCCTGCGTACACCGAAGACGAAAGGCAAGCGCTGGTGGATTTTGTTCTCGCACTCAGAAAGTCGTATGTCCAGGAATTCCTGCGTCGGGTTGATCTGCCGATAGCCGGCGCGAAACCGGATCTGCGTGAGCGGGTTCAGGAAGCGCTTGACGAGGAGCGACTCACGCATGCTCAGTTGGTGGAATTCCTGGATTCCGTCGCGCCTTGGGGAAAGCAGCACGTCTTCCTTTTCACCGGCCCCCGGACCGACGTGCGGATATGGAGGGATGTCGATCACGTTCGCCGGCAGTTGGAGCGTCACGGCGTCGGAAACCTACTGAACGCGCGACTTCCGCTGATCCTGCCGGAGAAATTGACACTGTCCTCCATCGTCCAATTGGACGGGACGCTGCGCGTCACCGCCGTTCAGAAACGCGAGTACGCCGAGCGCGCGCCGCAGCACGATGAAGAGAAGGAGACCGAGGAGGGCGCGACGGTTATTCTGAAGGCCTATATGAACCACCTTTCGCGGACGCTCGTGGCTTTTGAGTGGAACCTGCACGCCAACACGGCCATGCTCCAGATCACACAGCTTCCGAGCGACACGCTGTACCAGCAAGTGGCGAAGGAGTATTACGAGCTGGTGAGCGGCTGGCTGGACATCGAGAAGATGTTCGGGTTGGTGGACATCTGCGGCGCGATCCGGAAGCTCCACGAGCTCGAGGAAGCCGGCAAGTCGGAAGCCCGGGCCCACGGCATCCAGTATCGGACCGCGCATGGGAGGCGCCTGGCCGCGCAAAGTGCGAGTCCGCGCGAATCGGCGCTGGGCGAGGGCGTCATCAACAGCGCCATGAGAAGCATCGCCAAGAAAGGCACGGGGCATCTCGGCAACTTCTACTGGCTCCCTAAGGTTCAGCCGGGCCCTATTCCGAACCCCCTGAAGGGCGAGGCTCATGTGTATGTCGTCGGGGACAAGTCGCGCGTCAATTTCCCGACCCCCAACAGCGAGGACGTGGTGCGATATGTACTTCAAAGAGTGCGCGAACTTAGCTGAACGGCATCCTGGTCTTGCGAGCGTCATTCAGCAGGTCGACGCGCAATTTCAGGAAATGGAGACGGACGGGGTCATGAGAGTCGGCGACTTCGCCGACATCCTGCGAGCGGATCGGAACCAGGTAGCCTCCGTGTTCGAGTTGCTTGCGGAAAGCGGCTTGCTCCTCGCCGAAGAGATGGTCGAGTGCCCGCACTGCACGACGCCGGTGCTGCGTTCCGACTACCAGGCGGTCCTGGACGAAGATGGCGAGTACTTCTGCACGGATTGCCAACGGCGGTTGCGCCTTGTGCCGGGAGTGCTGATCACGACGTATCGGCGCGGCGAGATATGGAAGGAGACGCCTCGTTCGAAGGAGATCTCTCGCATCCCTGGGATGTCCGAAACCCGACCTGAGCAATCTGGCCCGCGTCCCCCGTTGCCACCTCGAAAACGAGCGTTGAGGGCGACTGCAATTGACCTCCTTACGAGAGAACTGAAATCGCATATCCGATCCGCAAAAGACCATGCGTTTGAGTGTCAGAAAAGAACCGGAACACCAGAGCTGCTTCCGCGCCCCAAGCGCAAGGATTTGGCTCGGCGGTGTAAGTTGTCGGAGACAAGGGTAAGCAATGCGTTTAGAGACAAAGCAGCCGCTATGCTAAATATCCTTTGGGATGTCGCTGGCGATTTGGACAAGACGATGAAGTTCAAAGGATGATTTCAGTTTCGTTTCGGATTGTTTCGCGCAACTGAAACGAGGACTAGCTGGGCCGTAACAGGTTGCATGGCAACCCGTTACGGCCTTTTTTGTTTTTCTGGGGGCCGCTTCGTGCAATTTCCGCCATAGGCCGGAAGGTGACGCGCTGGGCGTCACCCACAGCAGTCCGACCTCTTGGGGAAATCCTATGGAACGACAGTGGCGTTGCCGGAAGTGCAAGACGCTTCTTGGTGTCTGGCGCGAGTGCAAGCTGCACCTCCAGTACAAGAAGGTGCAGTACCTCGTGACCGGCAAGGTGCTGGCGGTGTGCCGCACATGCTCGACGGTCAGCGAGGCGGATTCCGAAAAGCCCATTGAGTCTGTGGCTCAGGGCTAATTCACCCCATTTTTCCGAGGCCCTTGAGGCCCGTTTATTAGGCCACATCTGAGGCGCATGACGCCCGGCCAGAAAGGCTGGGCGTCATGTCTTCCAGTAAGAGGCGGCGCGATTACGAGACGTTGCGTCGTGAGTTGCGGAACGCGGAGTACGGGGCATTGTTGGACGCGCTTCGAGGGACGGAGCCGTTTTTCGCTCAGTTCAGTTCGTGGGACGACGTGGTCGGCTTCATGCGGCGAGGCACCTCCCGCGACCCGAACAAAGACATCGTGCTACGGACTATCCTTCGCGCCCACGCGAAAGTGAACGACCCACGCTTGCAAACGGCACTCCTTGCCATCTTCTGGCCGGGGTTGGAATCCATTCACTTCCAGAAACGGCGATGGGACGGCAGCCTGGACGCCCGATGGAACAATATCACGTGGACGTTCCTCCAGGTGGTCTGCCGGCTGAACCTCCGAAACCGGAGTGATCGCCTCGTCCAGAAGATCATCAACGACACCGTGCACGATCTCTACCAGGGCTATTGCCGCGAGTGGCGCCAGTCCGGGCGCGAGATTCCCACCGATCCGTACCGGGTCGAACAGTTGCTGCCTCCATACGAGGATGAAGCCTTCCTGCTCATCGAGATGCGTGACGAGCATGAAGCGCATCTCCGGCGATTGCGGGAACACGTGGCGGAAGGCCGGATCACGAAAGGCGATGCTCGCCTGATCGCGCGCACGCGCCTGTTCCGCCGGAGTTTGACCGAGTGCGCGCGCCAGGCCGGGATGAGTTATCAGGCGGCGAAGAAACGCCGGCAGCGCGCCGAAGCGGCTATCCGGAAATACAACGCCGGGAAACCGCGTGTCCCCTGATCGTGTTCTTTGTCCCCCTTTGCTCTTTGGACGCATGGATCATCGTGTTCAGCAGAAAGGAATAGTCATGGCCCAAGCAATCGCAGCGCCGTCGGACGAATTCGGGTTTCTCATCCGCGAGACTCAGGCGGAATACCGCGAGAAGTCCAAGACCCACCTGAGCAGCCACGCGCTGGCCGATTTCCGCAGATGCGCGCTCCTTTACAGAAGGCGCCAGGACGGACTGATCCCCGATCAGGACCGTCCAGCCTTCGCGCTCGGCCGCCAGGCGCACGTGCTGATCCTCGAGCACGCCGAGCAGTTCAACCGGCTCTACGTCATCAGCGACGGCCCAATCAACCCTCACACTCAGCGCGCCTACGGCAAGGACACCGCCGCATATCGGGAATGGAAGGAGGCTCTCCACGACAAGGAGCCGATCTCCTGGGCCGATTACGAGCTGGTTTCCCACCTGGCCGATGGCGTCTACGCCAACCCGGAGGCGGTGTCGCTGCTGGCGCGCGGCCAGGCCGAAGGCGTCGTCCGCGCCGAGTACTGCGGCGTTCCGTGCCAAACGCGGATGGACTGGTTCAACCCCGAACGCGGGATCGTGGACCTGAAGAGCTGTGACGACCTCACATGGTTCGAGGCCGACGCCCGTCGCTTCGGTTATGCCCACCAGATGGCGTTCTATCAGGCCGTCCTCGAGCGCGCGACCGGCGAAACCGCTCCCGTCCACATGGTCGCGGTCGAGAAGAAGGAGCCGTTCCGCTGCGGAGTCTGGCTGCTGTCGAACGACACTCTGACCTTTGCCCGCCGCGAGAACGAAGCGGCCATCGAGAGGTTGAAGCAGTGCGAGCTGACCGGCGTTTGGCCCACCGGATACGAAGAGCGCCGGGTGTTCGATTTCCTGTGACCCGCGCACGGGCAGGCGCGCGCCTGTCCCCTGCGCCTTTTGCGAAGGAGGTGAAGACGATGGGTCTGATGGAAAGAATTCAGAGCGGCAAGCAGCCGATGCCGCCGCGTCTGATGCTGTACGGAACGGAAGGCATCGGCAAGAGCACGCTGGCGGCGAACGCGCCGAAGCCGATCTTTGTCCAGACCGAGGACGGCCTGGCCGAGATCGCCTGCGACAAGTTCCCGCTGGCGCAGACGGTGGAAGACGTCCTGGCGAACCTCGCCGCCCTGTCCACCGAGCCGCACGACTTCCAGACGGTTGTGGTGGATAGCCTCGACTGGATGGAGCGGCTGATTTTCGACGCCGTCTGCCGCGAGTATCGGGTCGCCAGCATCGAGAAGGCCGACGGCGGCTATCAGCGGGGCTACGTCCACGCGCTCACGCACTGGCGCAAGGTCGTGGACGCCCTCGGCGCTCTGCGCGCCAACAAGGGGATGGCGGTCATCCTGATCGCGCACGCAAAGGTCGAGAAGTTCGAGGATCCCGAATCGACCGCCTATGACCGCTATTCCCCGAGGTTGAACAAGCATGCCTGCGCGCTCCTGACGGAATGGTCCGATGCCGTGCTCTTCGCCACGCGGAAATTCCGCACCGAGGTCGAGGACAAGGGATTCGGCCGCGAACGCGCCATCGCCGTGGGCGTCGGGGCCGACGGAGGCGAGCGCATCCTCCGGTGTGTCGGCAGCCCGGCGTGCGTGGCGAAGAACCGTTACGGGCTGCCAGGCGAGTTGCCGTTGTCGTGGCCGGCTTTGATGGCCGGACTGTCCGGTGAAACCCCCTCTCAGAAAGAAGGAGACGTGGCCAATGGCTAATCTGAATGGATTCAACGCGAACAATGTCGAGCCGAACACGGACTTCGACCCCATACCTGCTGGCAAGTACGTCGCCGTCGTCACCGGCTCGGAGATGAAGCCCACCAAGTCCGGCAATGGCAGTTTCCTCGAGCTGACGTTCCAGGTGGTCGAGGGGGAGTTCAAGGGCCGGCTGCTCTGGGCGCGCCTGAACCTCGACAACCCCAACACGCTGGCGGTGAAGATCGCCCGGGGCGAACTGTCGGCCCTGTGTCGCGCCGTCGGCATCATGGAGCCGAAGGACTCCTGCGAGATGCACAACCTCCCGCTCATGATCACGGTCAAGCAGAAGACCGATTCCGACGGCGAGGTGCGCAACGAGATTAAGGGGTACGCCAAGCGCGAGACCGCCAACGGTAAGCCCGCGCAGGCCTCCAACCCCACACCGCCGTGGAGGCGCGGATGATCACCGTCGAGCTGCCCTATCCCCCGTCGGTGAATCACTACTACAGGCGGGTCGGGCCGCGCACGTTGATCAGTCGGGAGGGGCGGACGTACCGGGACCGTGTGGCCGTCATGCTCATGGGCCTGGGCGTCCGCCCTTTGCGGGGGCCGCTTCGCATGCGCATCGAGGTCCATCCGCCGGACAACCGACGGCGCGATCTCGACAACCTTCTGAAAAGCCTGTGGGACGCTTTGCAGCATGGCGGCGCGTATCACGACGACAGCCAGGTCGTCCGATTCGAGGTGGAGAAGCGCGAGACGATTCCCAATGGCAAGGTCATTGTGAGCATCGAGGAGGCCGGTTAGATGCAGTTGCGCCCGTACCAACAAGACGCCGTCGAAGCGGTCTATCGGCACCTGCGCGAGCATGACGACAATCCGTGCGTCGTGATTCCCACCGCCGGCGGCAAGACGCCCGTGATGGCGACGGTGTGCAAGGATGCCGTCGGGCGCTGGGCCGGTCGCGTTCTCATCGTGGCGCACGTGAAGGAACTGCTCCAGCAGGCGGTGGACAAGCTCAACGCCGTCGCGCCGGAGCTCATGCCCCAGGTCGGCGTCTATTCCGCCGGCCTGAACAGCCGCGACACCGAGCATCCTGTCATCGTCGCTGGCGTCCAGTCGGTCTACAAGCGCGCCGGAGAGCTTGGCCGCTTCGACCTTGTCGTCATTGACGAGGCCCACATGATTCCGCCCGATGGCGACGGCATGTATCGGACGCTCCTGGCGGGACTGAAAGAGGCCAACCCGCAGGCCCGCGTCATCGGCCTGACCGCCACGCCGTTTCGGATGACGTCCGGTTCCATTTGCGCGCCGGAAAACATCCTCAACGCCGTCTGCTACGAGGTCGGCGTGCGCGAGTTGATCGCGCAGGGATACCTCTGCGCCCTGAAGAGCAAGGCGGGCCGCGAGAAGGCCGACACCTCCAACCTGCACGTGCGCGCCGGCGAGTTCATCGCCAGCGAAGCCGAGGCGCTCATGAACCAGCAGGGCCTCGTCGAGGCGGCGTGCCGGGAGATTGTCGAACAGACCCGCGAAAGGAAAGCCTGCCTGGTCTTTACGAGCGGCGTTGCGCATGGCGAGCACGTCGCGGAGACGCTGAAAGGCATGGGACAGCGCGTGGAGACGGTCTTCGGCGACACGCTGAACTTCCAGCGCGATTCGACGCTGAAGGCCTTCAAGGCAGGCGAGGTCAAGTACCTCGTGAACGTGAACGTCCTGACGACCGGCTTCGACGCGCCGAACATCGACTGCGTTGCCATGCTGCGCCCGACGATGTCGCCCGGCCTCTATTACCAGATGGTGGGCCGTGGCTTCCGCCTGTGCGAAGGCAAGAAAGACTGCCTCGTCCTCGATTTCGGCGGCAACGTCCTGCGCCACGGCCCGGTGGACGCCATCCGCATCCGCGATGGACGAGCATTCGATTTGGCGCCCGCGAAGGAATGTCCGCAGTGCCACACCATCGTGGCGTCGGGATACTCCGTCTGCCCCGAATGCGGGCATGAGTTCTTCAAACAGGACAACAGTCGAAATCCGAACCATGACAAGGCGGCGAGTTCCGCCGACGTCCTGTCGGGCGAGGTCACCGACGAGACCTGCTCCGTCCAGGAGACGCGCTACAGCGTCCACATCAAGCGCAACGCGCCGCCAGGCGCGCCGCGAACGATGCGCGTCGAGTATCGCATCAGCTACCACCAGTGGCAGTCGGAATGGATTTGCTTCGAGCACACCGGCTACGCCCGCCACAAGGCTGAACTCTGGTGGAGCCGCCGCGCACATCTGCCGGTTCCGCAGAACGTCGAGGACGCCGTCCAACTGGCCGAATCAGGCGTGCTGGCCGAGACGAGGAGCATCACCATCCGCCATGTGAGCGGCGAGGATTACGACCGGATCATCGGCTACGAACTGGGCGAGAAGCCCGACTGCCGCGAGCCGGGATGGAACGACGTTCCCGAAGGTGAACTGGCGGGGACGATATCCACGAACGACGATTCCATCCCCTTCTGAGGAGGACACCGTGAAACGCAATATCAGGTTCCTGAATGAAGCGGTCGCCCGGCATCGGCTCTACTGCATGTCCTGCGGAACCCATCTCGCGCAGGCTGCGTCCAGGCGCGTCGGCCTCTGCCAGGCATGCCGCCGTCACTGCGTCTGCTGCGGACGCAAGACCGGAATCTACGGCTACTATGACGTTTGCCCCCGGTGCCGGCCCCTGATTGAGAAGACCATCGAATACATGGATCGGCACAACGGAAAAGCGCCGACGGAGAAGAAGGCCGATGACAGTCCCCCTCGAAGGGCTAATTGCGTGTCGTGCGGAGAACCCGCCGAGATGGAGTTCGACGGGCGGCCGTATTGCGAGGAGTGCTATGCCGAGAAGGAAAACGGGGGGAGGCCGTGCGCCAATTGCGGCGGCCCGGAATGCGCCGGCGAATGCGAGCGCGACGAGTCCGATCAGACCTGACCGGAGCATCCATGCGTGACAGCGTGAACCATCCGGCGCACTACACGAGCCATCCGTCCGGCGTCGAGTGCATCCAGATCACCGAGCACATGAACTTCTGCATCGGCAACGCCATGAAATATCTCTGGCGCGCGGGGCTGAAAGGGAACGCCGTGGAAGATCTGGAGAAGGCGCGCTGGTACGTGGATCGTGAGATCGAACGTCTGCGCTTCGCGGGCAAGAAGCAGGGGCGATAAATGGAAGACTTCCTGAACATCCTGTGCGGCGACACCATCGCGGAAAACCGCCGCCTTGCGATTTTCACCCTGCCCGACAGGCGCACGCGGTTCTTCTCCTCGGTGAAGGCCGCCGGGTTGTACGCCGCCGAGCAGAGCAAGAAGCAAGACGTGTACCTGTGCGTGGGGCTGGCCGGGGCGGACTGCAAGGGCAAACCGTCGGCATCTGAGGTCGTCTCCATAGCAGGTTTTTGGGCTGACATTGACCTGCCTGCCCCTTGGCGCGAGCACAAGCCGTTGCCGCCGACGGTCGCGGACGCGCAGTCCATACTCGGCAAGCTGCCTTTCCCGCCGAGCATGATCGTGGACAGCGGACACGGCCTTCACGCCTGGTGGCTGTTCAAGGAACCGTGGACGTTTGAGACGGATGAGGACCGCCTGGCGGCGGCGAAGAGCGCCAAGGGGTGGGTGAATCTTATTCGAGAGACTGCGCGCACGTTCGGCTGGGAAGTGGACCCCGTAGGCGACCTGGCGCGCGTCCTTCGTCTGCCTGGAACGTGGAACCGAAAGGGAAGCGATCCCGTCGAGGTGCGCCTTGTCGAGCACCATGAGGATCGCCGGTACAACCCGGACGACTTCGCTCCCTTCGCCTGCGAGGACGCGGCGCTCGACGCCGGGCCCGTCGAGGCGGGCGACGTGGCGCTCCGCATGGACGCCGAGCCGCCCGCGGAGAAATTCGCGGCGCTGATGCAGTTCTGCCCGACGTTCGCGCAGACGTGGAACCGGCAACGTGCGGATTTCCCGGATCAGTCGCAGAGCGCATACGACCTGAGCCTGGCGGACATCGCGGCGCTCAACGGATGGTCGCACCAGGAGATCGCCAGTCTCCTCATCGCGGCGCGCCGGAAGCACGATGAGAACCCGGACAAGGCGCTTCGCGCCGACTACGTCGGGCGAACCATCGCCCATGCGAAGCAAATGGCCGAGGAGCGCACCGCCAGCGGCGTGGACCTGTCTCAACTGACGGTCGGCGAACCTTCGAAGGCGATGCCGAAAAAACTGCGGCAGCTCGTCCAGACGTACCCGGCTCTGCGGCCGCCGGTGATCGAGGGGTTGCTTCGGCGCGGCGAGACGATGAACGTCATCTCCGCCCCGAAAATCGGGAAGTCGTGGCTCGTGATAGACCTGGCGCTCTCCGTGGCCACGGGCCGCCCGTGGCTGGGCATGGACTGCTTCGCCGGCGACGTGCTCATCATCGACAACGAGCTGCACGGCGAGACCAGCGCGAACCGCATCCCGAAGGTCGCTGACGCCAGAGGTATCCCGTTCGAGGAGATTGCCGACCGGGTCCACGTGGACAACCTGCGCGGCCGCCTCAAGAACCTGTTTGCCATGGGAGAGTACTTCCGGCGGTTTTCCCCGGGGCAGTTCAAGATCGTCATTCTCGACGCCTTCTATCGCTTCATGCCGGAGAACAAAGACGAGAATGACAACGGCACGATGGCGAACCTCTACAACTGCATTGATGCCTTCGCCGATTATCTGGACTGCTCGTTTGTCCTGATTCACCACACCAGCAAGGGAAATCAGTCGCAGAAGGAACTGACCGACGTAGGCGCGGGCGCAGGCGCGCAGTCGCGCGCCACGGACACGCATGTCGTCTTGCGCCGGCACCATGAGAGCGACGCCGTGGTGCTGGAAGCCGCCGTGCGTTCCTGGCCGCCCGTGCCGCCACGCTGCCTTCGCTGGGCTTTCCCGGTCTGGATGCCCGCCGATGACCTCGACCCGGCGGCGCTGAAAAAGGAGGGCGGCAAGAAGGCGGGCGGCGCGGAGAAGGAGGAAGCCCCATCGTATGATGCTCCGGGCTTTGTGGCTCGGTTCGTTTCCGAGGAACCGAAGAGCGAGGCGCGCATTCAAGAGGACGCCGAGGCCGAAGGCGTGTCGTCGCGCCGCGTGAGGCGGCTTCTGGACTTGGCCGAGGAGGAAAGTCTGATCTTCCGCTGGCGCCTCAGTCCGCGCAAGACGCTCGCCTACGCGACCGTCAGACCGCCGGTGGAAGAGTCTCAGGACGACGGGAAACGCGCGGCCGTCGAGAACCTGATTCGAGAGAACCCGGAATTGCCGACAAAGGACGTGGCCGACCAGTGCGGCGCATCGGTGCAATACGTAAATCGGATTCGCCGAGAAATGGAAGGCGGAGAATAAGAATGCCGCACACGGCTGTATGCCCGCCTCCGTCGGTTCAGGAACGCGAACTGGAGGCCGAAGCGTCCCCTGACCAGATGTCCGTGGCCGAGTCCATTCTCGCCAGGCTGCTCGTCCGGCGCTGGCAGGCCGCGCGAAATTCCGCCGAGCATGCCCTTGACTTGTCTGGCGGGGGATGCCCTGATCTGTCCGACGGTTCAAAGCGTTCCATGCAGGAAAGGGCAGACCAGAAATGATTTGCAAGACGGCGACAAGGCTTGGCGTCGGCTGCGTTCGGGTGTCCACCGACCGGCAGGAGCGCTCCATCGAGGAGCAGAAGGCCTGCATCCGCGAGGCCGCCGCGCGCGAGGGCGTTCGCCTGCTCGAAAACGGGACGTGGTGCGAGGACGATGGCATCAGCGGCAGCATCCTCGACCGGCCCGGCCTCACGAAGTTGCTCGACCTCTGCCGGACGCGAAAGGACATCACGGACGTGTACTTCTGGAAGCGCAACCGCGTGGCGCGCTCCATTGACCCGCTCGACGGCATGAACATCGAGCGGGAAATCGAGCGGTGCGGCAAGCGCGTCCACTTCGTTCAGGGCATTCAGAAGACCGGCAACCGCCTCCTGGACTTCATCGCCAGCGGTCTGGAGTATGCCGAGGCGGGCCAGTACCTGGTCAACCTATCCGCCGACACGAGTCGCGGCCTGATTCCGCTTACCAAGCAGGGGTTCGATGCCGGGCGGCCGACGCCATACGGCTACGACCGCCTGGTCGTGGACCGCAACGGCAACGCGCTCTACACCGTCCGCCACGTCGAGGGCGGGGCGCATCATCAAATCTTCCCCGACGGGCATGTCCAGGTCTACGCGAACGGAGCGAAGCCGAGCAAGGACGAGTCAGCCCGTTCCAAGCTCGTCGTCGGCGCGCCGGAGCGCATGAAGGTCGTGCGGCGAATCTTCGAGGCCTGCGCCCACGAGGAAAAAGGCGTCCGCTCCATTCTCGAAGACCTGAATGCTGAGGGCATCCCGTCGCCCCGGGGCGGCAAATGGAGCGTGGGGACGGTCCGCGCGATTCTGAGCAACCCCGTTTACTACGGCGCGAATGTCTGGAACGTGCGGAGCTTCAGCAAGTACCATCGGATTGAGAGCGGGGCCGTGAAACCGCTCCCGGAACCGACCGGCAAGAGCGTCAACTGGAACGACGAGTCCCACTGGGTCATGGGGGACGAGGAGCACGGCTTCCCGCCAATCATCACGAAGGAACTCTTCGACCTCGCGCAGGCCAAGCGCGCCGAGCGCAACAATCCCTTCAGGCGCGGCAACGCGCTGGCGGCGGCCTATCACCTGTCCGGCTTGGCCGTCTGCACCTGCGGCCACAATTTGCAGGGCCACACGACGACCAGCGGCAAGAGGAACGGCCATCTGAAGAACCATTACTACACCTGCGGCGGCTACACCATGAAGGGACGCACGGTCTGCAAGAGCTATCTGCTTCGGCGCGACAGCCTGGAGAAACCGGTGTTTGCGGCGCTCGGCAGGCGGTTGAAGATGATGGCCTCAAGCGATTACATCCGGGAGCGGGTCAAGGCGGAACTGGCGAACCAGAGCAGCCCAAACAATGGTTCAGCCGAGACCTGGCGCGCGAAGATAGCCGACGTCGAGGCGCGGATGAAGCGATGGGAAGAAGCCATCGAGCGTGGCGTGAACCTCGACCTGGCGACCGTCAAGCTGAACGACCTTGCGAAGGAAAAGGCCGCGCTCGAATCCAGGCTGCGCGGCGCTCAAGCCGCCGGCAACTTCAAGCAGGACGTGGACGCCGCCGTGGCCCAAATCATGGCCGGCCTGGATAACCTGGAGGATGTTCTGGCGCAGGGCAGCGTAGCCGAGGTGAAGGCCGTGCTCCGCGCGTACATCGGCCGCATCGAGGTGGACCCGTTCAACGGAAAAGCCCGAATCGGTTTCTTGAGGCTACCGATCCGGGCTTTCCTATCACGTCAGCCCTCGCCCGAAACCGCGAGGGTCAGTGGTCTAGCGGGGGCAGGATTTGAACCTGCGACCTTTGGGTTATGA